TTAAAAGATATTAAACAGCAATCCAAAGCAGATTCAACATATTCGGCTGATGAAATTACAGTTTCAGAAAGTCGTATGTTTGGCACAAGCCGTAGCAGTTACCAAGAATGTGGTCCTGTTAGAATTATTGTTCGTCACAGTGATAATGTTGATGAAACTAAACGTGGCGCTCGTAGTCGTAATGTAGATGCTGTATTCATTGAAACACACTTAGGTGAACGCTTCTTATTACCATTTAAAAACCTACACGGTGCTCGTGCAATGGCACAACATTGCAGTCAAGGCGGACGCATTGATGACGAATTGGGCGAAGGTATTTGTGGCATGGTTAGTGAAATGTCTGCAATGAGTCATTTTGTTCGCGAAGCTAAACGTCGTCAATTTGAAGATGCAGAAACAAGTCAAATGGCGCAGGCCGCAGTACAACACTATTCAGAATTAAAAAATCAATTACGTCACATTGGTGGACGTCGAGGTTACGATAGCTATAAAGAATGCTATATGCCTATGTCAGACATTGAAGAAGATGTGGATGTTGCAGCATTACGTGAACGTTTTGTTAAAAAAGTTTACAACGATAAATTTGACGAAGCACTACCATATGTATATCGTGCTTACAAAAATCAAAAAGCTCGTCAAGAAAATGCAATGGCAGAAGAATTTGAATCGTGGGCCCACGAAGTTACCGAAGGTACCTGGGCTGCACCAGACGATGATATTGACAATAAAGAATTAGATAAAGTAATGAGTAAGCCAACATTACGTGTTGGAGATCACGGCGATGATGCAATAGGACAACTATACAATATCATCGGCGACGACGAACTATACGATAAAATCTCCGCACGAGCAGAACAAGAAGGTCCAGATGCTGATTGCAAAATGGATGTAGTTGAGTGGTTACATGATCACGGTTACCCAGATCTGGCAGAAAAGTATAATCCACAGTATACTCAAGACCAATCACCGTTGGCAGCACAAGACCAAGCACTACAACAACAGCAACAAGATATTGCTACTAATCAAGCATATGGTGCCAGCACACAAGATCCAAGTGCTATTAAACCAGCTGCCGAATCAGCAGACCCTTTAGACTTTATTCGAAGTTTGGCCGGCATTAAAAAATAATCAATGAAAATAACTTCTGTAGACAATACCAACAGATTGTTTTTGGTAGAAGATGTTCTACCGTTGGATCTGGTTGACAAAATATTACATCAAGACTGGATTAATTTGCCCTGGAATGATCAGGATGGGCAAGAAATGTGGTTACGTAGATCAATTAATTTTAGTAACAATCCTTTACTACAACAAGCTACCCAAGAATTAAAAAATACATATCGGCAAGTTGAAGAAGCCTGTGGCATCACCGTAGCCAATGCAGACTATATTAATACATCTTGGTGGGTAGACGAACCTACATTTTTTGTTCCTATACACACAGACGGGCATCTACCTGCTACCATGCAACTATTTTGGCATGCTAACAACGAAACATTAGGTACAAAGTTTTACAATTCAAAAAGCCGCACAGACATAAGATATGATTTTCCGTTCCGTCCTAATTCTGGATATGTTATGTTAAACGGATTGAATCCCGACGGCAGTCAACCATTACAGTGGCACGGACTATTAAACAAAGTGCCCGAAAACTCATATCGCCTTACCAGCTATACTATTTTTAACGAATATTTGGTTCGGTAAATTAATTTACAAAAATTCATTGACATCATAAATATATATGTTATACAATAGCCTTGTGCTTGCGTATATCCAGGCAAATTTAAAGACCATCTTATTATAAAGGAAACTTATCATGGCAATGACATTAGCAGAAATTAGAGCAAAGTTACAAGCATCAGAAGGCCGTAAAACCGGCGAATCACAAAGCCAGGGCGATAATGCAATTTACGCACACTGGAACATCGCAGAAAACACCACAGCAAGAGTAAGATTTTTACCAGACGGTAACGCAAGCAATTCATTCTTTTGGGTTGAACGTGCAATGATCAAGCTGCCATTTGCTGGCGTAAAAGGCCAAGCAGATTCGAAGCCAGTGGTTGTACAAGTACCTTGTGTTGAAATGTATGGACAAGCATGTCCAATTTTAGCAGAAGTGCGTACATGGTTTAAAGATCCTAACTTAGAAGAAATGGGTCGTAAGTATTGGAAGAAACGTAGTTATTTGTTCCAAGGCTTTGTTCGCGAGAATCCACTTGGCGATGATAAGACTCCATCAAACCCAATTCGTAGATTTGTTATTAGCCCACAGATCTTTAATTTGATCAAGAACGCACTAATGGATCCAGAAATGGAAAACTTGCCAACAGATTACCAAGCGGGTCTTGATTTTAATATCAAGAAAACCAGCAAAGGTGGTTATGCAGACTACAACACCAGTACATGGTCGCGTAAAGAATCTGCATTAACAGCAGACGAAGCTGCAGCAATTGAAGAATTTGGCTTACACAATTTGTCAGACTTCTTGCCAAAGCAACCAAGCGAAACAGAACTTAAAGTTATCAAAGAAATGTTTGAAGCATCAGTTGATGGTCAACCATATGATGCAGACAAATGGGGTGCTTATTACAAACCATACGGTTTGGATACACCTAACGCTAAACCAGCAGCAGCTACGAGCACACCTGCTCCAGCCGCAGTAGTAGAACCAGATGAAGATGACACACCTGCTCCAACAGCCCCAGTAGCCGCTCCGGCCGCTGAAGCTAAACCAAGCAGTCAACGTGCCGAAGACATTCTGGCAATGATCAGAAACCGTAAAACGCAATAATGCTTGTGTCTGGGTAGGGCTTACGGTCCCTACCCTTTTTCTATGCTGAGTTATTTAGATCCCATCCTCTTTCCCGATGAGTGTGAAATACTTGTCGGTAAGAATGGCCAGCTGATCTATCCAATATTTAAAAATGGTTCCAGCAGTCTTAGAGCCGACCATCCAGAATTAGTTCCCCGAGATCAATTACAAACTCGGGTGGCACAGGTACAGGTATATGTACGTGAACCTTTTGAACGTTATGTCAGTGGAGTACAAACCTATCTAAAAAACAATCCTCATTTGGATCGTGCAACAGCATTGACAATGATAGATCAATACTTGTTCTTAGATAGACATTTTGCCCTACAGTTCCATTGGTTAGTCAACTTAGTCAGACAAACTAATAATCCTTGGATTACTATTGTACCTTGGACCGAACTAAGCAACGCGACAGAATTAACGTGGAATGTATTAGCACGTGACGAAACACTAACAGACTATTTTAAATCAAACAATAAGTTATGGTATTATTTACAGTTAGATAAAGTATTAACCGAAGACTTTGTTGGACAAACAGCCAAATTTACAGAGATACTGGCACATATAAAAGTTAAATACTCTGACTTATACCAAGAAGTTATTCAAAGAAACAAGGGTTTATGTACTGTCCTCGATTAGACCATTTTGTAAGATTCAATCCCGACAACACAGTTAGTCGGTGCGGCCATATGGTCAATGCTCCACGTTATAACTCATTGGCAGATATGGACGGCAGTAGTTGGTTAGCTAATGTAAAAGAACTTTTTAAATTTGGCACATGGCCGGCAGAATGTATACGCTGTAAAGAAGTTGAACAAAAAACTCCCAGTAGTATAAGAATACACGCTATTGCCGTGGACACATTAGAAACACAAAAAGATTATCTGCAGGTTGGTGGGGTTTTAGATAATGTTTGTAATGCAGCCTGTCAAACCTGTAGTCCAGAGTGTAGTACACGCATTGGTTCATTGCATGGCAAAACGTTTCCCATAGTAGACAATAGTCGTGGATATTGGGCATTACCGCAAGAACGTATTCGCCACTTAGATATCAACGGTGGCGAGCCAAGTTACAGTAAAAATTATAAAAAGATATTAGACAACTTACCACCCAATCTTCGCACACTTAGACTTAATACAAATTGTAATATAGTATTAGAAGAATTAACTGCCATTGCCGAGCGTGGTATTGAAGTTACAGTTACCGCAAGCTGTGACGGCATTGGCGAAGTATTTGAATTTATGCGCTGGCCTATTCGTTGGGACACCTTTTATAAAAACCTAATGCAATATAAAACTATGCCTGTTAAATTAAATTTATGGACAACTGTCAGCGTATTAAATGTCAATAATTTACCTGCCATCCAGGCATTTGCTCAAGAGCACGGTATTGATCATGGCTATGCTTATCTTAAGGAGCCAGCAGTATTAGAAGTTGGCAATACAGATCAGACCAGTATTAACAACTATATACAAGAACAAAAGCGGTTAAGAAATATATAATGTTAAAACCTTTTTTAGAATTAGAATGCCAGGACATAGAAATAATATCTAATAAGATATTAGAGCTTATTGCGGATAAATTTGGGCAAACAAAAGAAGATATCAGCAACATAGATTTAGAATTAATAGCAGAATTACATAATTTATCAAAACCGGTAGTGTTTAATTCAAGATTAGCATATTCAGTAATTAAAATAGATCCTGCAATCACACCAAGAGTCATAGCAAGTTTTACATTTAAAAATGATCCAATACACCTACTAAAATGAAAATAGCAATTACAGGACACACAGCCGGCATTGGCGCTGCACTTGCCGAAGCCTACTGGGGAAACGAAATAATCGGTATTAGTCGCCGCGAGGGTAATAATATACGTAATATTCCTAAAGCGGCAGACATGATCGAACCTTGTGATATGTTTATTAACAATGCACAGGCCGGGTTCGCACAGACTGAATTATTATTTGAAGTGGCTCGACGTTGGCACAAAACCAACAAACATATTATGGTTATTAGCACTATGTTAACTCAACATACATCTACTAATAGTTTAGATGAATACCGTTTACAAAAAGTGGCACTTGAAGAAGCGGTAAAACAATTAAGAACCATCGATGGCCCACGTATCACATTAGTACGTCCTGGACAAGTAGCAACACACGATAATATACCAGGTGCCGATCCAGCAACATGGGCAAGAGTGTTAGTTAGTGTTTTTAAAATGGCCGAAGCAAACGGATTAACTATTCCTGATATAAGTTTAGGATCACAATGACACCTAAAGATATTTTAACTAATAAAGCATTTTGCCCGTTGCCCTGGACCGGCTTTGTAGTCATGCCCGATGGTAATGTTAAAAATTGTATCTGTGCTTACGATGTGATTGGCAACGTTCGCGAAAATACGATCGAACAAGTAATGACTGGCGAAATAAACACAAAGATCAAACAACAAATAATAAATCGCGAAAAACCTACAAGTTGCGGATACTGTTATAATTTAGAAGAAAATAAAACATCACACGATATTGTTAGCAGTAGAATTTATTATATGAAAGAACTTAGATCAGTCGATCCAACGCTATACGACGATCCTACCAACTTTAATCTAAATCAAATTGATGTACGTTGGCGCAATACCTGTAACTTTGCCTGCGTTTATTGTTTTCCTGTGTTTAGCAGTAAATGGGCCAGCGAGTTAGGTGTAAAGATAGATCGAGTTCCAGATGAAAAATTCAAACAATTAAAAGAATATATTTTTAATAACGCACACCAAATTAAAAATGTTTATCTGGCCGGTGGCGAACCTATGCTTATTAAAGAGAACGAGCAATTATTAGAAATCCTATTAGAAAAAAATCCTGAGGTCAATATTAGGATAAACACTAATTTAAGTTCCACAGACACCAATGTACTTGAGTTGCTTTGCCAATTTAAAAATGTACACTGGACTGTGAGCATAGAAAATTTAGATAAAGAATTTGAATACACACGCTATGGTAGTTCTTGGCAGGATTTTCTAAAAAATTTAGAAACAATCAAACAACTGCCACACAAGATTACATTTAATATGGTTTGGTGTATACTCAATACTTTTTCTGTTTTTGATTGTATCGACTATTTTATGGCACAAGATTTTCACCCAAACGCTTTTGTTTTAACCACAATCGTGGAACCTGAGTGGATTGACTGTAGACATTTACCAGAATCTGTGCTAAACTTAGTTGAAGAAAAATTGAATAAACGTATTGCAGATAAACCCGGATTCTTATTAGAGGATGGATACAGAAATTTGTTAGCACATATTCGTAGTCCTTTTACTAAAGATATGAAAACGTTTTGGCAACGTTTGTCGGAGATAGATGCAAGACGTAATTTAGATAGCAGTAAAATTTTTACAGAATTATATAAACTTAAAGAAGGAAATTAATCATGGCAATTACTAAACCATTTGACGTATCAAAGTTTCGCAAAAGTATCACTAAAAGCATTGATGGCATTAGCGTAGGATTTACAGATCCAACTGACTGGATCTCAACAAACAACTATGCTCTTAACTATCTAATCAGCGGCGACTTTCACAAAGGTGTTCCGCTCGGTAAAGTTACTGTATTTGCTGGAGAGTCTGGCGCAGGTAAATCATTTATTTGTTCAGGTAACTTAATTAAGAATGCACAAGAACAAGGCATTTATGTTATTTTAGTCGATACAGAAAACGCACTTGATGAGCCATGGTTAAAAGCACTTGGGGTTGACACTTCTGAGGACAAATTGCTTAAACTTAACGTGGCAATGATCGACGACGTTGCTAAACTTATTAATGACTTTACTAAAGAATATAAAGCATTGCCAGAAGATCAACGTCCCAAGGTTTTATTTGTATTAGACTCGTTAGGTATGATGCTTACTCCAACAGATGTTAATCAGTTCGAAGCAGGTGACTTAAAAGGTGACATGGGTCGTAAGCCTAAAGCACTTACAGCACTTGTTCGTAACTGTGTAAATATGTTTGGTAGTTTAAATATTGGTTTAATCTGTACAAACCACACCTATGCAAGTCAAGACATGTTTGATCCTGATGATAAGATCTCAGGTGGACAGGGCTTTATCTACGCTTCCAGTATTGTTGTAGCTATGCGTAAATTAAAGTTAAAAGAGGACGACGAAGGTAATAAGATTTCAGAAGTTAAAGGTATTCGTGCCGCTTGTAAAATTATGAAAACACGCTATGCTAAACCTTTTGAATCAGTACAAATTAAAATTCCTTACGAAACAGGTATGAATCCATACTCAGGTTTGGTAGACTTGTTTGAAGGCAAGGGGTTGTTGCAAAAAGATGGAAATAGTCTTAAATACACTCTGGCAGATGGTACTGTTATTAAACAGTTCCGTAAAGCATGGGAACGTAATGAAGACAGTTCATTGGATAAAATCATGGCCGATTTTGTAAACAATCCACACAAAGACGCAGTGGAAGAAGTAGTTGAAGAAATCGAAGAAGCGACACCATCTGTTAAAAAATCTAAAAAAGAGGAAGTTACAGAATGAGTATCGATGTTGACGTATTAAGCGAAGTATATATAATCTTAAAACAATATATTCCTCAAAAGGACCGTCAAGAAGCCGCTGATAACTTAATGAGTGTTATGGTTGATATGTTAGGCGACCAGGAACTCAAAGAGTTTGGTACTACTGATAGCATATTAAAACGTGCTATGAAAGAGTATACATCAGAGGATGAAGACGAAGAAGAGGATGTCGAAGACGATTATTGAGAATCAGTATTATTGTTCTCAAAAGTTTTGGTGGTTGACCATAGAGCCCGAACGCCGCTCTATGGCTTCTTGCTGTGCGGCTACTCCTGAAAAAATTGATTTAGCCTGGCTACGATCTAATCCTGGGCAACTATTTAATACTCCTACCCTACAAAAAGAACGTGAGCAGATGCTCAACGGTCTTCCGGTGGCCAGTTGCGAAGATACTTGTTGGCGTGCCGAACGTGCTGGCCTACCAAGTCGTAGAACATCAATGGGGTCTGACCAGCAGACTCACACAACAGCAGATCCTACTACACTACACATTAATTTAGGCAGTGATTGTAATTTAACCTGTAGCTATTGTTGTAAACAATATAGTACAGCCTGGTTGCGTGATATTGACACCAACGGCCCTTATTTAGACGAGGAACGCTATCGTATCAATAACAATGACAAGATTGTGCTAAAGTTAGGGCAACGAGCAATTAAGTCCAGCGACAGCTATCAGTTAATTGTTGACGAGTTGCGTAATATTAAAACAGCCCAGCAAATTGAAATTACTGGTGGAGAGCCGTTCTTATACAATGGCCTGGCCGAGTTAGTTGATAGTTTACATGGCCCTGTGGATATATTCACTGGACTCGGTGTCGATACAAAAAGATTAGAACGAATATTAGATACCTTGCCTGACACAGTGACATTTACAATCAGTGCTGAGAATACAGATAAATTTTACGAGTTTAACCGTTACGGAAATACCTGGGCCAATTTTTTACGTAATTTAGAATTAATACAAAAAAGATTTAATTATAGATTTTGTACAGTGGTTAGTAATTTAACTATCCACGGGCTCGACCAATTCCGACAAGAGTTTGGTACC